GTGGTCTTCTTCAGCTTGTTGCATACGGAGCACAGGATGTTTATTTAACCGGTAATCCTCAAATAACCTTCTTCAAAGTTGTCTATCGTCGTCATACTAATTTTGCAGTAGAATCAATTGCTCAAACTCTCAATGGCACTGCTGATTATGGCAACACTGTCTACTCTACTATTTCCAGAAATGGTGACTTAATCAACAGAGCATACATGGAATTCACAATGCCTTCATTGGGTGAATATAGTACTGGTGATGATACTCCAAAATATGTTAACTATCTCGGTTTGAAATTATTGTCTCAAGTAACCATTGAAATAGGTGGTCAACAAATTGACAAGCACTATTCAGATTGGATGTACATATGGAATGAACTTTCTCTTCCTCTTGGAAAACGCAGTGGATATGAAATGATGGTTGGTGCTGATAGAGATGTTACCAGTCACGCTAAAACTGTTTTACATGTTCCACTTGAATTCTGGTTCTGTCGCAATGTTGGACTTGCTCTTCCATTAATTGCTCTTCAATACCACGAAGTAAAATTAAAAATCGTATTTGAAGACAAGGACAAATGTATGTCTCGTAAAGACGGTGGTACACTTCCCAACGAGTCATTTAATGCTCAACTATGGGTAGATTACATCTTCCTCGATACTGATGAACGCAGACGTTTTGCTCAACTTTCCCACGAATATTTGATAGAACAATTGCAATTCACTGGTTCAGAAGATTTGAAACAATCTGATGGCAACAGATACAGACTCAATTTCAACCACCCTTGCAAAGAATTGGTGTGGGTTGCTAAACCGTCCACTGAAAATCAAGATTGGTACAATTATACTGATGGTGGTCTCAAAGATAGTACTTTGACCTTAGAAAATAGTATCACCAATTTGACCGATGCTGTATATCCTGCTGGCAAAAATCCATTGACCAAATCTCTTCTTCAATTAAATGGAAACGACAGATTTGCTGCTAGAGACGGTGGGTACTTCAACTATGTCCAACCTTATCAGCACCACACCAACATTCCTACTAACAGAGGAATTAACGTGTATTCTTTCGCACTTAAACCCGAAGAACACCAACCTTCCGGAACTCTCAATATGTCCCGTATCGATACCGCAGTATTGTCAATGAGTTCTATAGTTGCAGGAAATATTCATATATATGCTCTTAACTACAATGTCCTCCGTATCATGTCTGGAATGGGCGGACTTGCTTACAGCAACTAAACATTTTGAATATTTAGTCAAAAAATAAAACATTTTTAACAAAGAATCGTAAGAACAGTTCATTTTTTTTCTCCTATTATAGTATAAAGAATATAACATAAATGGGCGGTGGTCTTCTTCAGCTTGTTGCATACGGAGCACAGGATGTTTATTTAACCGGAAATCCTCAAATAACCTTCTTCAAAGCGGTTTATCGTCGTCATACCAACTTTGCTATTGAAGCAATCCAACAAACATTCAACGGAACCCCTGGGTTTGGCCAAAGAGTAACTACCACTGTTGCTAGAAATGGTGATTTGATTCACCGTGTGTACCTTGCATTAGATTTGAACAACATGACCCAGACATCCAAAGTCTGTAAATACTTTGGTCTTCGTTTGATAAACTATGTCGAAATTGAAATCGGTGGTCAAAAAATAGACAAACAATATTCTCATTGGATGTATATCTGGAACGAGTTGTCTCTTCCAAAATCCAAACGCTCTGGATATGATGATATGGTAGGTGCTACTAGTACAGATGCTCTCGTCAGTGGTTTAAATCAACAACTATTTGTACCTCTTGAATTCTGGTTCTGTCGCAACGTTGGTCTTGCCCTTCCTTTAATTGCTCTTCAGTATCATGAAGTTAAAATCAATCTTAACTTCGAGTCAATGGACAAATGCAAGGCCGATGGTGAAAACGGTGACCTCGGATCATTTGGCGCTTCATTGTGGGTTGATTACATTTTCTTAGATACTGATGAACGCAGACGTTTTGCACAACTTTCCCACGAATACCTTATTGAGCAATTACAGTTTACCGGTGAAGAAGCAGTCGCTGCGAATGTAAAATCTAAACTCAATTTCAATCACCCTTGCAAAGAATTGATTTGGTTTGTTTCTGACAAATCCAAGAAATCAGATTGGATGAATTATACTACCAGTGCCGATATGAAAGAAAGTGCAATAGTTTCTGTTAACAAAACTGCTAGTGCTAAACTTGTTCTTAATGGAAATGACCGTTTTGCCGAACGCAATGGTTCGTACTTTAATATGGTTCAACCTTTCCAACATCACGAAAATGTTCCCTCAAATGCTGGAATAAATGTTTATTCATTTGCCTTAAAACCCGAAGAACACCAACCTTCCGGAACTCTCAATATGTCAAGAATAGACACTGCTGTATTGAATTTAACAACTAATAATGTTGATACTACTAATGATGCTTTAAATGTATATGCTGTCAACTACAATGTTCTTCGTATCATGTCTGG